CTCGCAGGTGTATACACATAACGAGTCGTTTTTTCGCGTGACTCAAGGGCACGAGGGTTCCGGGTGTTTGTTTCAGCCATTTGATTTCTCCAATTTTGCTACTTCAGCAGCGTATTGCTGCGGGGTTAATCCATATTTCTTCGCCAACGCAACCTGCGTGGGAGTCAACTGGACTTTGCGTGCACCAGTCGAACGAGTCGCCGGAGCCACAACCGATGTAGGTCGCTTGGAGCTATCGCCGGATTTTGGCTTGTCTTCAGTCCCACCGAAAACTTCAGGGAACGTGGACTTTATGCGAGCATCAATGCGCTCGAAGTATTCGTCAGAGCGGGGGTCGACCCCGGAGTTGACTAGTTTTTGGTGCAGCCCTAGTGCAAAGCTGGTGACTTCCTCGTATCCCGTCGAACCGAACCACTGGTTTTTTGCCTGCCAGCGAACAGTCTTGTCGTCCAGTTCCGGACGTGATACTTGCGTTTGCTGAGTTTGTACCTCAGTTTCTTCCACCTGTAAAGGGGTTGGACGGAAATTTTTTGCAGCCTGCACCTTCATCTTGGCATCCATCAGGGCATCTTGTGCCGCGATGACTGCATCTGTGTCAAAAGCCTCAGTGGCTTCTTTCAACTGGCGCTTGGCTTTCTCGACCTCGGTCTCCGCAATCTGCAGCTGGGAAGCCGCGTACTGCTCGGTGCCGCTGTTGACGTATTGCTTGAGCTTTTTGTTCTCCTCAGCCATGTGCTGAGCAAGACGCTCCAACTCCTGCTTCTCGCGCAAGAGTGCCTCCTTGGCCCGGCGCTCGTCGTGACGTGCGTGGGTCAACTCCTTGATGCGCTTTTTAACGCCGTCGGAGTACTGGTCGATCTCTTCATCGGTGGGATCAGCCACTTCACGGTCCAAGGGCTTGCGGCCTTTGTCCCGCTCGGGGGTGTCGTCAACGATCTCGATCTCGACATCGTTTTCAGTTGAGACTTCCAGATCGACGCTCTTGTCGTCTTCCAGTTCGTCTGGGAACTTGAACTCACTCATTTCTGCTCCTTATGCGCGGGTATACCCGCGTGGGTCTTGCACAACACATTCAATCTGGTCGTCGTTCAGAACCCTGAACTCTTTACCAAACACCTTGAAACGCGTACCTGTGTAGGTGCGCACGAGCACAAAATCACCCTCTTTACACCATGCGCCCGATGGGAACTTGGCAGGGTCTTTGTACGCGTCTGGTCCGACCCGCAGCACGAACAACACCGTGGTGGCGTGCTCTTCAGCTCTTAGGGTCGCAGCATCTCGAACGAGGTCGAGTGTCGTACCGGCGATCTTTTCATCGACTTCGGGCACGATGCACAGCAGCTTGTATCCGGTGGGGATAGGCAGCGCTGATGCTTTTGCTTCGTTGTCAGCCTCGGCCTCTGGGGCGTCGATAGGCTGGATGTGTTTTGGCAGGCTGATGCCCGGAGGCAGAATGATTTCACTCATCTGATTGCTCAACTTTCTCTACAAGGTCAAGGAGGTGACGCTCTGCGGTGGCTAGGCCTTGAATCACCCCACAGAGTTTTTGGTAATCGTCAAAAGAGCGGCATGCCCCACCCGCCAAGTCATCGGCGTAGTTGTTCATGTCGGTGCGTAATTTCTCGCGCAATACGCGTGCGAAGTCGGAGATCATTGGTTGTTAGGTCCTCGTGGTTTTTGCGCATCAGCGCGGGCTTGCTGGTTGAGCTTGAGGGCGTCAAACTGCAACTTGCCCTCAATTTCCTGCTTCCGCAGCGCCAGCTCTTCTTGCTTGCTCGCTGTTTCCGCCTGAACTTTTTGCTCCTTGATGGCCACTTCCTGCGCCTTGATCTGCAACTCTTGCTGCTGCATCTGGACCACAGGGTCTTGGGCTTGCTGCTGAGCCTGCTGCTGAGCGGCTTGCGCTTGGTTCTGCTGGAGAACCTGCTGCGCGGCTTGGGCCATCATGCCCGACAAGGCAATCTCAATCTGTGGTGGCAGTTCTTCGCCCTCTGGAGGCAGCGGCATACCCAGCTGCTGCTCGATCTTCTGGCGGTAGCCAAAGCCAACGTGCTCTGCGATGTGGGCCATCATGGCCGCTTGGATCATCGGCGCCCGTGGGTTCTGGCCAATCAACTCCATCACGATGGGGTCTTGCATGGCCGACATGTGGACTTGGATGTGAGCCTGATGGTCTTGGTATTGGAACGCCTTGAGGGGTTTGCCCTTGAGGACGTTCATGTTCTCAGACACGGGATCGGTCGGCTTTTGGTCTTCTTCCAAAGGAACCAACTTGTCGGCGTGTTTGATGCCCAAAACTTCCAGCATGCCACGGTGCAACTTAGGCAAGTCATAGATGTCTGGAGCAGACTGCGCCAGCTGAATGACGGCTTGGTACTGCACCACGCGCTGGGACAGGGTTGCGGCGTTTGGATCGCTGACAGGCAAGATGTCCACATGTCGGTAGTCGCCCTTCTTGGCGCGGGCGCCAATGGTGCCGTCTGGCTCGTAGCTGTATTCGTCGTCTGTGTAGTCGCGGATGATCGCGGCCAACAACTGGAGCTCTTGCTTCAACGCAAAATGCACACGAGCCTGAACGGCTGTCATGACCTTGAGCTGGCGCTCGAGCAAAGCCAGAGTCGAACCCACAGGAGCATTTGCACCCATGTCGCTGATCTTCATGTCTGCGGTAGCAGCGAAGCGGCGACCTTCTTCGACGATGTTGTTCAGCAGGGTGTAGAGGGTCTGCGATGGCTCTTTGTAAGGCAGAGGCAAGATGTTGTCGCGGATGGTGCCCGAGCCCACATCCACATCACGGAACTCACCGGGAGCGATTGGGGTGTCATCACCCTTAATACGCAGACCACGGGACTTCAATCCACCGGGCAGGTTGGACAGCGTACCTGCGTCGATCAGTTGGCGCATCAGGCTGGTTGCCGAGTTGGCAAAGCCGCCGATCAGGTGGAACAAACCAAAGCCATAAGCGCCAAAGCCGGGGATGTACTGGTAATGCACGAAGTGCTGACGCTTCAGGTGAAGGTCATCGTCTTCGTTCCAGTTGCGGCGGATGGCCAAGACGGTGTTGGTGCCACGGATGTAGGTGACCACATAAGGCAAGGCGATGCCGGTAGGCTCGCCGTCTTCATCAAAATCACCAAATGGGTCATCTTTGAGCGCCAGTTTGACGTGGGACTCACAGAGGGTATAGCGCTCATCGTTTAAATCAGCGAAGCCAGTTTCTTTGTCCTTGGCTTTGTTGATCTCATCAATGTGCTTATCGGGAGTTCCGATGTCCACATCGCGGTAGAAACCAGCTTGCTGCAGCTCGAGAATCTCGTTCTCGGTCTTGCGCATGACGTGGGTAACGCGGTAGCAGCTTTGGATGTCCGATGTGCCATAAGGCAACAGGATGTCTTCTGCGGGGATGAAGATGGAAGTTTGACGGCCAATGCTGGGGTCGAAGTAGACCTTCTTGAACGCAGAACCAGTCGCCGGAAGACTCCACAGCATGCGCTCGTGCTCAGGGCGGAACTCTTGCATGACCTCGGTCAATTGGAAGTTCATGTCGTCCTGAACGCGGGTGGCGGCATCCTTCTTCTCAGGAGTCTCCTTGCCCATGATCTTGGTACGCACGGGGCCTTGAGCGGGGAATGTTTCGGTGATGGTCTCGGATTGGAACCGGACAACTGCCTCGGTGATCATGGGGTGGAAAACGCCAGAGGCGCCATCCCAAGGTTCTGTACGCTCTTCAATCTGAAGGCCCAGAAGCTTCAAGCCTGTGACATAGGCTTTCTCCCACTCTTTGCGGGAGTTCTTGTCGTTCTCGATGTCGCTGGCCAGATCGGACACCATCGCGGTGATGACACCTTCAGGGAGGTAGTCGGCCAAGTTGGCATCAAAATCATCGATGCTGGGTTCAGCTTTTACGATGTCAATCTCAAGGTCGCCCATGTCGATATGGACTGCCTCGGGATCAACGATCTCAATTTCAATCGGTTCTACGCCGTCTGCCAGTTCGTCGAGGCCAGCGGGCTGCTGGAAAAGGGCTTTGTCAATGTTGGTCGCCATATCAGCTTTCGTTAATAGTACGCCGCCCTACGGCGGATGATGGGAGAGTCGTCTGAATCATCTGAATCCAGACTGATGAACCCACCCCTTCGGAACCGGAGTAATGCTTGGCTTGAGGAGTCAACAAGGTCGTCATGGTCTCCATTGGGGAAAGCCGCCAACTCTTCCATCAACTCATCTGCCCATCTTGTTTCAGGGCACCACACCACTCCCGAGGCAAAAAGGTCGGAAATTGCGTTTACACGCGCAATCTTATCGCTTCCTTTGCCCGGTGTGTACTCCGAAAGCGGAATTCCGAGTTGTCTCAGCTCATAAATCAACGGAGCGCCCGCAGCTTTCTTTTCCACAATCAGGGTATCGGGTTCCCATTCTTGGTAAAGCTCCAAAGCTTTTTGTTTGAGCTCAGGGAACTCCATGCGCTGTTTAAACGCATCCAAGCAAATGATGTTGGGCTTGTAATTCCCGTGGTCATCGGGGTGCTGAAAGACACCCCACGTGGTGCAGGCGGAATAGTCGGCGCGATTTGATTTTTCAAAGGCCGTGTCCCAGCTTTGGATGATGTATTCGCATGCCGGGGCGCTGTCGGACTCCCAAATTCTCCACTGGTTACGCTTGATGATCGCGTTTCCTTCGGATGTGGGGTTCTGTTGGTACTGCGCTTCCCATTTAGCGACAGGAATTTCGGCCTTGATGGCTTCCAATTCCTCTTTTTTCCAAAATCCGGGCCACAGCGGAGCGCCAGACGGCAACAATGCGGGGAATTCGATGACTTCCCACTCGTTTACACCGTCTTTTTCCGAGTTTTTAAGAATCTGCCCGGTCAAATCTCTCTTGGACCAGCGCGTCATCACGATGATGATGGCCCCACCGGGCTGTAAACGCTGACGAGGACCGGATGTGTACCACTCATACACCCCATCAAAGACTGCGGGGTTACCTTGCTTGGCCTCTTGCTCCGAATGCGGGTCGTCAATGATCAACAAATCCGCGCCCTTACCGGTCACAGCACCACCAACACCAATAGCGAAGTAGTCGCCCCCGGCTCCGGTGTTCCAACGTCCAGCTGCCTTTGAATCAGAAGACAGGGTGGTCTCAAAAACACGGGAAAATGCCTCAGACGAGACCAAGTTACGGACTTTCCGGCCAAAGCCTACAGCCAGTTCTGCGGTGTGAGCAGTCTGAATGATCTTCTTTTCAGGGTACTTCCCCAAAAACCAAGCCGGTAGCAGGTACGAAGCAAACTCAGACTTGGTATGCCGAGGAGGCATATTGATGATCAGGCGCTTTAACTCTCCCTTGGCCACGCGTTCAAACGCGTTGGCCATGATCTGGTGGTGCTTCCCGGAAATAAACCCCGGCCACATATGGGATGCAAAGTAAATAAACGACTCTTTGCACTTCTCGATCCTGTCGTACTCCAACAGCATCATGATCTTTGCCCGCTCTAAATCATCCACCAGCGGAATCAACTCTCTGTATTTCTCCACCTCTTGGCGAGTCATCATAGAGAAGCAACCTCTCGAACACTGCGGTCAA